AGCGCAATATGGCGACTGAGGCAAATTACTGGAACAACTATTTCAAGACTCACCACAAGTGAGTCCCTTGGCTTCGTGGCGGAATGGCATACGCAGCGGACTTAAAATCCGTAGCCGCAAGGCGTGGGGGTTCAAGTCCCCCCGAAGCTATTCGGGTGTGGTGTAATGGTAGCACCAGAGATTTTGGTCCTCTTTGTCTTGGTTCGAATCCAGGCACCCGAGTACGCCCTTATAGCTCAGCTGGTAGAGCAACCGACTTTTAATCGGTTGGTCGCAGGTTCGATCCCTGCTGGGGGCATTATGAACTTTCCATGTACATCGTGTGGTTCATGTTGTCGTAGAGTATTTATGTCAAATATCTTTCCAAAGGAATGGATAAAGCAAGATGGTTCTTGCATACATCTGGAGAACAACCTTTGCAAAATATATGACACTAGACCAGATTACTGTAAAATTGGATTTAGTTTTGATAATACCAATATGTCAGAACTTGAGTACAAAATCCAAACAGCTAGAATCTGTAATCACTTTATGGAACAAGATGGAATCACGGACAAACTAATTCCACTCACTTTATTTCAATCGGAGCAAAATGGAAACTGAATCAAAGGTAGTATCGCGTAAACGCTGCCCAAAGTGTGCAGCACAAGGTAATGACACATCAGGAAACAACCTAGCCGTCTATGATGACGGACATAGCTATTGTTATGCTTGTGAATTTTATGTAAGAGGTAACAAACCAATGGAAACAATCGTAGAGGAAACACCCGTATATACCACAGAGAAGTTTCGTACTGGTGAGATCCAGGCTTTACCACACCGACGAATTAACGAGAAGACTGCTAGACAGTATGGATATGCAACCACTGCCAACGGAGCAGAAGTTGAGAACTTCTACAGTGCGGATGGTACACTACAGGCTCAACATATTCGATACGATGGCAAGAAGTTTGCATGGATCGGAGACACAGCAAACCTTCAGTTTTACGGTCAGAACTTGTTTCCTAGTGGTGGCAAGAGGATTCTCATTACCGAGGGAGCCATTGACTGTCTCACTATGGCCCAACTCTTTGACAACAAGTATCCAGTTGTCTCCATTCCCAACGGAGTCAATTCAGCTGTACGCTGTGTAAAGGATCAATATGATTATCTTTCCTCGTTCGAAACCATCGTACTCTGCTTCGACATGGACGATCCAGGGCAGAAGGCAGCACGGGACGTGGCTGAAATACTGCCTCCTGGGAAAGTCAAGATCATGTCTCTCCCACGCAAGGATCCCAATGAGATGCTTGTACATGCCGAGGCTGCACAACTCCTGCAAGCCTACTGGAATGCCAAGACGTACTCTCCCGATAGTATTCTTCATGTCAGTCAAGTCGTATCTGAGAATGAGAATTCATCCGTACAGGTATACGAGTATCCGTGGGACTCGCTAACTACATTCATGATTGGTCAGGACTCTGGCCGTCTTAACCTATGGACTAGTGCCACTGGTCATGGTAAGTCTACCATTATCCGTGAACTTGTAGTAGATCATCTCAACCATGGTCGTGCTGTAGGTGCTGTATTCCTAGAAGAATCACCTGAGCAAACTGTTGATGACCTAATTTCTCTTAAGATTGGCAAACCAGTCCGCAAGATCATGTCTCAACGTCAGCTTAATGAGCTACGCAAATCTAATAACAAGTCTATCGTTGATATGGTAGAAGATTATCTAACTGAGGAAGAATACGCCGAAGCAAAGACATACATCAGTTCCAAACCACTATACCTTTATGACCATATTGGCAATTCTAATATCAACAATATTATTAATCGTCTTGAGTATATGGCTGTTGGTCTTGATTGCAAAGTCATCTTCCTTGATCATATCACTCTCCTTGGTAATATGCTGCTTTCTTCTGGCAGTGACTTTGGTAACGATGAAAGACTTGTTCTAGACTCGGTAATGAAGAAGCTGCGAGAACTGGTAGAGCGCACTGGTGTTACACTCCATGTCATTGCTCATATTAAGAAGACTGACAAGAACGTAGACGAGGGTGATCGAATCAACCTTAACGATCTTCGTGGCTCAGGTTCTCTTGCTCAGATTGCAGATAATGTCTTTGCCCTTGAGCGTAATGCTCAACACCCAGATCCACTTACTTGTAATACCACTAATGTACGAGTCCTAAAGAATCGTAAGGGTGGTCGTAGAGGCATTGCTACGGCTCTGTTCTACAACGACCAGACATCCAAGCTTATGGATGTACCGTTTGTAATTACCCCTGAAGGAGAGGTGCTTTATCGCTATGACCAAGTTAGTGTTTGACATTGAGGCCAATGGTCTTAATGAAGTAGTTGCTGGTAAGAAAGATACATACATACCAGAAGCTACTAAGATTTGGTGTATGTCTATTAAGGATATTGAAACTGGAGAATCCCTGTTATTTGAGCAGGATAATCTAGATGCTGGTATCCAAATCCTTCGTGATGCGGAACTAATCATTGGTCATAATATCTATGCCTTTGATATTCCACTCATTGAAAGACTATATGGCCCATTAAACAAGCAACCATATACAGAAGTACTGGATACACTAATACTCAGTCGGATGATCTATGGAGACAATCCACCTACACCAGATCAATCTCATTCCCTAATGGCATGGGGCAAGTATCTTGGAGAAGGTAAAATAGATTATCAGGGTGGTTGGGATTACTATACAGAAGAGATGGGTAAGTATTGTCTACAGGATTCAGTTGTAACTGCCAAGATATGGGATCACTTTGCTCAGCAAGACTACATGGTTCAATATAGTCGTGCTGTCAGGATGGAACATGTCGTTGCAGATATGATCAAGCGTCAGGTTGAAGCTGGCTTTAGCTTTGACCTAGACAAAGCCGAAGAACTAGAGATGGAGTTGCTGATTGAGAAATCACAAATCGAAGATGAAATGCGAAGAATCTTTCCAGACAAGATCATTGTTAGACATTCTGAGAAAACAGGAAAACGACTCAAGGATAAAGTCGAAGTCTTCAATCCAGGTTCTCGACAACAAATCGCAGAACGTCTTACAGAAAAGTATGGATGGGAACCAACTACCACCGACAAAGGAAACCCCAAGGTGGACCATGAAGTTCTATCTAACCTAGAGTATCCAGAAGCTAAGACCCTATGCAAGTATTTCGATCTCATTAAACTAATGAGTCAGGTGTCCGATTGGGTAGGCCGTGCTAAGGTAAGCCGTGACAAACGAATCCATTCATACATCAATACCCTTGGTGCTGTGACTGGTCGCATGTCAAGCAAAGAACCAAACATCCAGCAAGTCCACTCTGATCCCAGAGCAAGAGCACTGTTTGTTCCTAGGGCTGGTTGGGTATTGGTTGGCTCCGATCTCAAGGGTCTAGAACTAAGAATGCTTGCACACTATCTGTATCCATTCGACAACGGAACCTATGCCAAGGAAGTTTGTGAAGGTGATATCCACACTCACAACCAGAAGGCTATGGAACTGGACTCTAGGAACACAGCCAAGACTGGTATCTATTGCTTCCTATATGGTGGTGGTGATGAGAAGTTTGCAAAGACAATTGGTGCTTCTGTCTACAAGGCAAAGCAAACCAAGAACAAACTACTAAGCAACATCCCTGGACTCAAGAAGTTGATTGAGAATTGTCGATTCGATACCTTGGACAAGGGTTATGTCAAGCCATTCAACTGGCGTCCTGTCTATGTCCGTAAGGAACATGCTGCTCTGAATACTTTGCTACAATCCTCTGGTGCTCACATTGCCAAGGCTTGGGCCTGTGTTGCAGATCAAAGACTACGGATGGAGATTGGTCAAGATAAGTTTAATTGGGTTGCCTCGGTGCATGACGAACTACAAGTAGAATGTCATCCTGATGTAGCTAACAAAGTCGGTAATATCCTCTGCGAATCTGCAACTACTGCTGGTGATTTACTACGCAGCAATTGCATGATCGAAGCAGAATTCAAAGTAGGTAACAACTGGTCGGAGACACACTAATGGCTAGAGATTATAAAGACGAGTATGCTAAGTTTCAATCATCTACTAAATCCAAAAAAGATCGAGCACACCGTAATAAGGTACGTCGAAAGGCCCTTAAGAAAGGGACTGTAAAGAAGCACGATGGAAAGGATATTGATCATAAGGATGGTAATCCTAGAAACAATTCCTCAAAAAACCTTCGTGTCGTATCTAAGTCTGTAAATAGAGGTAAACATTGAATAAGATTATTCTAATTTGTTCGTTAATCTTCCTTGCTGCTAGTATTTATGGTATGTTCAGTTATATTATAGGAGGCGACAATGACTGAAGCGGTTTACTTTATGCGACAAGTAAACGAGTTTATAGCTTCTAACCCAGATCATCCTATTGTAGTTGAATACAACCGTGGAGAAATCGGATTAGGTTATATTATTCGACATTGGCAGGAGATTTATAATGAGAGTCATTCAACTAAGCGGTAAGGGTCGGGTGGGTAAAACCACCCTTGCCCATTTAATTGCCAAGTATTCATTTGAACTTGGTTATATTCCTGTAATACTTCCATTTGCTGATGCTATTAAAAAGCAAGCAGCAACAAATGGTCTTGCTAAAGAAAAAGATTCATCTGCTTACAGAAACTTTTGTCAAGAACTTGGTGCTACTAAACGCGCAGAAGATCCTGACTATTGGGTAGTCAAGTCCTATGAGACAATC